AACAATCTTTACATTGAAGTTGAGTGCTGGTTTATGAAGTCTAAATCATGGGAGCCATCGGGCATCATGGTTACTGAGGCTGCATACTGGGCATTTGTATTAGAAAAGGGTGTGCTCATGGTACCAACAAGCCATGTGTTGTATGCCATTAAAGAGTTCGGGCGCGAGATAACATGCGAGATTCCCCCGAATAAAAGCAAGGGTTACTTGATTACAGTAGATGATTTGTTAACAGCAATGCGTAAGTTAAAGAACGAGAAGGAAGAACCCAAAGATGGATGAGCAAGATAAAGTTTGGGAGACTATCTATGGCACAGCACGACAGGTTGCATCGCGCAGTAACCGCATCCATCGTGGACTTGTAACTACTGATGATGTGTACCAACACCTATCTTTGTGGGCATTAGAACACTGGCACAAGATAGAAGAATGGGAACAGCAAGAGTCGTTGAAGTATAAGTTGCGCCGTACTTTCTATAACGAAGCACAGAAGTATGTTGCGCGAGAGCGCATGCACCACTCACGCACGCCTATGTCTGATAGTTTTTACTACACACATGAGGTACTGCATGAACTATTGCGTGATGTGTGGACACATGAAGGATGGACAGATACCGCAGACTTAAGCAATGAGTTTGTATCTAAGTCGAGCAAGCCAGCAGAAGGTGGCAACCGAATGGCGTTGCTATCTGATGTAGCGGCTGGGCTAAAGCGTTTAAACGATGCAGACCAGGCGTTGCTGCGGCTAAGATATGCTAATGGTGGCATGGAGTTTGATGCTTTGGCTGAGGAATACAAGGCAACAGAGGAAGCCATACGCAAGCGTGTCAAGAGAGCGTTGACTAAGTTGCAAGATAGACTAGGTGGCGAAGCACCAGTATGGTATGGGCGTAGGCGTAACCGCACTAACGCAGAAGCACGAGAGGAAGTAAAGAACAATGACTAAGAAAAAGTTAATACGGATACTCGTATTGTTTGAGGTAGTGCTAGTGATTGTAATGTTTGCAGTAGTTATGGGGTTGAAATGATTATTGGTTTGAGTGGATACGCACAGTCGGGTAAAGATACAGTTGCAGAACTGTTGTGTTTAAACTATGGGTTTAAGCGTATTTCTTTTGCGTTGCCTATGCGTGATGCAATCTATACATTGAACCCATTGGTTGATGGTCGCAGTCGTATTGCTGATGTCATTGATGAGTGGGGTTGGGATGTAGCCAAGATTAACCCTGAGATACGCAGGTTACTTCAAGTGTTTGGCACAGAGGTTGGTCGTGAAATCTTTGGTGAAAACTTTTGGGTTGACCAAGCGTTTAAACGAGCAGAAGAATACGAACGAGTAGTATTTTCTGATGTGCGTTTTCCTAATGAGGCACAAGCAATAGCCGATAAGGGTGGGCAAGTGTGGCGCATACAGCGTGAAGGACACAAGCCTGTGAACTTACATACATCTGAAACTGCGATGGATAACTGGCGCTTTGATGATTTGATTCTTAATCATGGCGACCTTGATGATTTAGCCGATGAGGTATTCATGTTGGCTAAGCAAAAAGAAATTAACTTGGCATAAAAAAAGAAGCACCGCGAGGGACTGGAACCTCAAGCGGTGCTTCTCTGTTGTAGCCTAACAGACTACGAACGCCATGCCAAATCGCTAAATGTATGTGGGTCTGTCACTGCCCAGCCTAGCATCTTGCGTATTCCTACTCTAGCATCGGGCGTTGTGCCACCCCATACCCCTTGCCTTTCATGAACTAAGCCCCACTCCAAGCATGCCCGTTTGATTGGGCAATCCTTACATAGTTTGTCATAGAACTTAGTCTCTACTCGTGTGTACTGCACAATCTCGGGGTAAAACATCTCCGTGTTTGAACCTCGACATGCACCTTCCGACATAACTTCTGCGTTGTAGTTGAGCCGATAGTAAATCAACCCCTTTACAATCTTTTGTTGCATGATTCTGTGATACTTAGGTATGGTCGGTAGTTTTTGAAACGCTTGCATATCCTGCCCCAATCAGATAATCCAATAGTGTGTCAATCACGATGTCCGCTTTTGTTGAGCGAACCACTACCGCATCGTGGGGATTCTCTGCGTTTAAACATAAACCAGTTACAACTAGGTGTGCTTTAAGTTCTTCTTTGAGTGTTTGATATTGTGTCATTAGTACCACCCCCTCGACAGACTCGAAGCGTATGCCTTGCAGATGTTGCCTCCGTATTTTCTTTCTATGTATGCCAAGCCTGCATCTACCTGTGCATAACCGTCCTCTGTTTGTGAGTGACCAACCAAGCCCCAAGTAACAGGCATTAACTGTGCAATACCTGCTGCCTTGCTTGACTTATTCAATGCTGCTGGTCGCCAGTTACTCTCGCGTGTCCACAAATCATGCAGACATGACCACTGTTCAAGCCGTCCGTCTTTGGTGAGTTCCTCTATGGCGTAGCGTTGGTAGTCATTTGTGTAGTACGCAATTACCTGACCCGACATGGCTGAGTGTTTAAACGGGATGACTGAGCGGGAATCGCGGGGGAATAATGCGATTGCTAACCCGAATACTATGACTGTTGCCAGCCACAATCTACCACTAGGCGTTAGTTTGTTCAGCATACTCAGCCTCAACCTTGCTCTTATCCGCGCATACTTTCTTGATGAACGCGAGGATGTCTTGCGGTATGTCTGTGTCATTACCTTCTCCATCATCCTTGCCTAGCACAATCATATTGCCAAGCATCATTGGGTTATTGCCGAACATGAAAGACAACGCGCTCGCCACTGTGTTCAGTGGTAGTTCAAGCATGATGCCTTCCTCGTTTACATAGCCTGTGAGTACTTCATCTCCATAGTAATCGTACATGTGGACAATCTCAATCAACCCATTGACTGCACCTTGCATGTCTTTGAGTCCATTGAAATCCTTTTCCTCATAGGTTCCATCGGTGTATAGCACTACGCCTTTAGGCATTTGCTTTCCTCCCTTGCTTGTAGTTTGCGAGCAATTTCGTCAATCATCGCAAGCAGTTCATCATCTGTTAGTTCATCGCTAACCTTTATTTGTGTGCGTGTGGTAGAGACAAGCAGTTTACTTGGTGTCATGTTTAAACTCCCTGCCTACCTCTGCCTCTGCACCAATCGTATCAACAGCCTTTGATAAATCCCTGAACAGTTGCACTTTCTTTTCCTCACTGAGGTGTGCCACCATTGAGGATGTAACCTCGGCTTTCCATAGAGTTGTCATGAGTTCAGCCCCTTCATCATTTGATTTAGTTCTGCGTAAGATAGTTTATCGCTAGTGAATGGCACGCTGTCAAGAGTTTCTTTATCTTTTAATCCAGCATGCTCAACCCAAGACTTGTATGGGGTAGCACCCTTGTATAGTTTCATGAAATCACAGGCTGATAAGTACAGTTTGTACTCGTTGTTAATTATGAGCGCCACATTCCATGTCTCATAGTTTGCCCAGCCTTGGTAAGTTTTCGCTGCGAGCATGTTTAAACACCATCCCCTTCAATTTCTGCAATCTGTCTCTTTAAGGAGGCGATGCGTTGTTCCTTTGAGGGATGAACAGTTCCACCTAGTTCAATTACATTGGCACGATACTTTTCTTTGTACTCATTGCGATACTTATCAACGAGGAATCGTATAGCCAAGTGCTGAGCCTTGACATGTATTGGATTTGCTTTTCTTGGCATTTACTTGCTCACCTTCTGTGCATCCTTCATGATTTTAATTGTTCTGCGTAGGTTTTTGTTGTCGTTGTTAAGTGCATGGTTGCCCATGACTAGAACAATAAGTGTTCCTACTAATACGAATAGCAGAATAACGATAGCGAATAAGTCTGTTGAAGTTAACATTTGAATCCAGTTTCCAATCTATTTTGTAAGCAGAGTTGCTTACAGAAAGAATCATCTCATACCCTATGCAATGCATGTCAAGTACATTTGAAAACTTTTTAAATTATTTTTTTGTTTAAACATAATTGCATGTATCTTTTAGTTTTACCAGCGGTAAAACCTACCTTACCAGACCTGTCAAGTACCTCTGTTTAAACGCATGTTGTTAGCACTCTGGTGATGTGAGTGCCACCGCCACCTCTGTTTAAACAGTGAGTTACTCCAGGAAGAAACACCCCTACCAATGTTTAAACAGTGTGTCAACCCCAGATTCCAGGCAAAAGAAAAACCCCCGCCGAAGCGGGGGCTAGTCTCTTATTGTTTAGAATAAGTGTGAGTCATAGTAACTTGGGTGCTCACTCCATTCATCTTCATACTTTCCGATTGCATGGTCACGCCAGTTGGATGAGAATGAAAACGCAGAGCGGTAAGGCTTGAACTTTTGGTGCTCAATAATCTTTCCGTTCTTAACCTTGAAGTACTCACCCTCCTCTGCTGAGTATGACCACTCTAAGTCGGAGCCGAGCATGATGCCAGCGTTCTCGATAGTGTCCTCGGTTGAACCATAAACCAGTGAACCAGTCAAGGTTTGACCTATCCACAATGGGCTACTAGATACACGAGCAAGGTGCAATGTGTCGCCCTGATTCTGTGTAATCCATGCCAATGCTGCACTACCTTGGATGCGTGTTAGTACCTCGGCAGGATGTTCTCCCTTAGTAAAGGCAAGCAATGCTGCAACTGCCTCTGAATCTACCTGACCGATGCGGTCTACCTTGAGTTGTTTAAACAGTTGGTCATCGTTGCTGATGTGTCCGTTGTGAGTGAGTACGATTTTGCCACGAGGAATTGGGTGGTTGTTATCGTTTACAGTTGGCGAACCTTGGGTTGCCCAGCGTGTATGCAAGATTGCAGTTGTCGCATCCTTGCAGACATTGCGCCCTGCTTGGGTAGTGATGAACTTAGAAGCAGAGATTGGTGCCTTAGTAATGGCACGCTTTCCCTCCTTGTTAATCCATGCCACACCAGTGGCGTGATAGCCACGATGTTCGATGTCGAGAAGCATCTGCGATGCTAACTCTGTTGTGTTGACATGATGCTTAGGGTTGAGGCAGAAGCCTGCGATTCCACACATTTATTTATTCTCCAGTCTGTTAGGTGCTAATGAGTTAAGTGTATCACGATTGGTGAGCGTTCCAATAATCCTGTTTAAACGGTCACTTGCAACGAGGTAATCCGCATCTGACTTTGGGTAAACCCCAGCGAACTTTCGTCCGCTTGGGTCTACACCTTCCACGATGTATAACAATTCGTTACTCATTGCTTAACCAATACCATGCCCATGTTAAGGCAATGATTGCAACGATTAGAAACGAGCGACCATCTACGATTGAGATGTCCATGTTTAAACACCTGCCTTGATGTCTACGATGTGTGCTCTGAACTTTAACTCGCCCACATTTAACTCGGCTATTACCTTGTTGATTTCTTTCACGCTTGATGCGCTTAGGTTTACACCAACGCAACGGCTACCTTGAAAGATTGCGTAATTGATTGTCATGATTCCAGTCCGTTCTGTTTAAACAGTGCGAGACTCTCTCGCATCTGCTTGTGCCTGCCGAGGGTAACGCTCCCTCGCTTGCCCACTTGGGGCAGGCTGTCCGCTTACGCCTGACCTTGCAGGCTGAGTGCTCTCTGCTTAAGGAACCTTGCTGTTTGGATGTCTAAGTTATCCTGAGAGATTTCATCTAGCAGGGTTTGGATGTTGTTTAAACGGATGTCTGTTCGTGAGTAGGTTGCTCCGAGCAGGTTGCCTGCCTTGCTGTAATCAATGAGCCCTGCAATGAACTCTGCCCATGCAACAGCCTTTCGACCATTCAATGTGCCTTGGTGTAGGCGAACCTCGATTGTGCCATGGCGGTCATAGGATTCGAGATTGAGTGAGACATAGCGGTCACCGATTCCGATTGAACCTGAGCGGATTCGCTCGGCGGTTAGGTGTGCCTCCTCGATTGAGCGAACCTTGCAGAAGCGGTTGTTTAAACGGCTTGGAGCAACCAAGGTTCCGATTGTCTCGTGCGCTGTGTGCCAGTTGATGTAAAAGTTGGCGAGTGCATTGAGTTTTTGATTCATGGTGTCACCGAAAGAGTCGAAACCAATGTGAACATGGTAGCCAGTTGAGCGGTCAACCACAGCGCCTGCTTGCAAGAGCAAGCGGGCAACAGTTGAAGCCTCGTTTAAACGGGCATCATTGAGGATTGGAGAAACTACCTCGGCTCCTCGGATTGAGCCGTCAAAAACGGCTGTCCATTCTGTTGAAAGGACATGTGAGTTGCGAGGAGCGAGGCAGTTGATGCCTCCCTGAGTCAAAACAGTTGAGGCAGTTGAGGGAGAAATCCCGTTGACCTCGAACTCTAATCCGTATGTGAATGTAGACATGATTTAAGCCTCCACTAGTGATTGGTTGCATGCAGGGCAGATAGGAGCGCCAAGGTTCACAAGAGTTGAGCGAGAAACTCGGGCGATGTAGTTGTCGTTTAAACAGGCAACCTTTATGAGGCGAGTTGATTGTTTTGGAGCCTCGGTCAATTCGATTTTTGCATGAGGGTATGCGCCAAGGCTGTCCAAGATTGGCACAACCCATGAGGGCAAGGATTCGAGAGGCTTAGCAACAGAGGCAGAGGCAGAGCGCCAGTTGCCTGATTGAGCCACTCTTAAAAGTGGCAAAATGAGGCGAGCAACAGTCTCTGCATCATCCACAGTTGGAGACACAAAAACCTCGGCTGTGAAATCGGCAGAGGCTGTAGGAGGCACGATTGAGGCATGAACAGCCTTGCGCCCTGATTTAGGAGGGAAGCCACAAGAGAGGCGAACTGCACTCTCCTCGTCTCCTCCTCCTGCAATGGCGGATGCAATGTGAGGGCGAACAGCGATAGCGAGATTCGCTAACCATTGCTCTCGGTTTTGTAGGGTCATGATGTGGAACCTTTCCAGTCGGTGTAACCATCGTTGGCTACGCCACCGAGTCTAGTCACGCGTTTAAACCAATGTCAACGCAAAAGGGCAAAAAATGTAAAACCGCAGGTCGCT